TTGGTTTAAATTCTCCAGAATTTTCTATATTACTTTCATCATAACCAAGAAAAATTAAAAATTTATAATATATTTTATTCTGTCTAGAAAAAATTTCTATTTCTGATATAGAACCAAAAGTAAAAGGATCATTATCTTTAACAATTTGTTGTCCAATTAATAAAGTAGGATCTTTATCAGGTGTAAGATTTTCAAATAATAATTCTTTTCTTCTTATATACTGCGCATCTGATGGTTTTATTAAAAAATTCTCTAAGTCAACAATTTTTGGTTTTATTCCAAATAAAGCATTGAATAAAATTCTAAATGATTCTTTTGTTCCTTTAGATTGATAAAGTGATCTTGAGTTCTTTAAAAAATTATTTACGTTTAAATTATTAACTAAAGAAGTAGTTCTTAATTCGGGTAATATTAATCCTTTAATTTTACTATAAAATTCTTGTAAAAATAATACACTTAAATTAGTTACTTTGGAACCAGAGGAATGGGATGAAGATTCCGTATCTTTAAATACTACCTCTCTGTTATACTCTCTTATTCCACTAAATCCACGTATACATCCTACAAAACTATTTTGTGTTCTTTCTTTGTATGTGATGATTTCATCATCAATTTCAATTAGTCCATAAGAATTTGGAAATCCTTTAGTATCAGTCACATATATTGTAGTATCGCTTACAGAAACATTCTGCGTCAAAAATGTAGATCCATTTATAACATCTGGCGTTAGATTATCTAATCTTAAATACTCATCTATATTCTCTATTATATTTACTGTTCCACCTTGATATTCTTGAGAGACATAGTATTGCTTTAGAAAATCTACAAATTTTGGATTTTCTTCTTTTATAAATTCAGGTACTTGATTGCTTACAATCTCCTGAATTTTTACTTTATCCTCAAATCCTGTCTTTATCATAATTCTCTTATTAGATTCCCATTTGAATAACTTGATCTATAATAATCATTGGAAAATAATATTCCAGATGAGTTTTCACCAGAAGACATTACATCTCTAATCATATTTATTTTACTTTTTGAAATGTCCATTGTTAAGTAAAGATCCTTAAGTGCGATGACATCATTAGATTCTGGATAAGCTTGTATTTCAATTACACTATTTGGCAATTCAGTTTCGACAATGTTTATATTATTGAGTAATATTTCTCCATTTTCATAATCAACTACACCTGCAGAACTTATTACAATAGAAGGGTTTATTCTAGGATCTACTGATAATTTTATTGCTGTAAGTGTTCCTGTTTTTCCATCAGAATTAGGAACATCTGTAAAGTAAAGAAATTCATTTTCTGTTGAAATTTTAAATCCAGTTGATTTTATATTATATCCTTCCTTTTTGACATGAAATTTATTTCCATAACATAGTTCATATTCTGCAAATTGATTCAACAAAACATTTAAATTTCTTCTAATTGTAATTTTTGTAATATTTGATGTAATTGATGCATCAGAATCATCAATTATATTTAATAATTTACTATATTTAAATCTTCCTCCAAATTTGTTCAAATCTAATGAATCCGAATATGAATTTAAAGATTTAATCACCTTAGACCGTACATTTTCAGGTCCTGAAGATTTTGAATCATCATAATATATTGATGAATCCAATTCTACATAAAGTACTTTAATATCAACTATTTTCTGATTAATGCCAGTAATAGAGTATTGTTTTATTTTTGATAAAATATTTTGCTTATCGAATTCTGATAGATACAAACCATTTTTAGGTTTGATTGATAATGTGACAAATCCATATTCTGGGGGATCTAATTCTTCACCTCCAACAACAGTTATAACTTCTGCATTTGGATAAATTAAGGTTTTTATTATTGCCTCATAATCAGATGCAGTAACTGCCCTATATTGAGATGAATATAATCTGGGTGCAAAGTATTTAATAGAATCAATAGATTCTATATTTGAACCATTTCTAGCTGGTTGATTTGTTGTAACTAAAATTCTATTTGATGGTACTATTAAATTATTATTGGAATCTAAAATAGATCCGGCAAAAGAAAATTCTGATGCGCCATTTCCATCTCTACCATCGGTCACAATATAATCTACCGTGACAATAGCATTATTTTCAAGTTTTTTTCCAAATTTACCGTCACCAAATAATATTTCATACTTTTCATCTTTGACTTCTTGAATTAAAAATATTATAGATTCACCATCAACGTCTATAATATTATCCACCTGTGAATACTTTGTCCCAAGACCAACATCAGAAGGATTTTTTACATAGACATTTATTGTACTTGAATCTACATAGGAGTTTGGTATAATAAATCTTTGATCTAATGACGCATCTACAGTAAAAGTATTTCTTAAAAATCTTCCTTGATATATTGTTATGTTTGAAAAAGACGCTACATTATTTTTTACTGAGGCAGTAATTTCTTCTGGTATTGAAAAGATATAAGAACTATTATCAACGGTTCCTACACAGATTAATTCGGGTTGTAGTGTTAATGTTGGAGTAGATGAACTAGTTTCAATGTCAAAAGAAACTAAAGCCTTAGCACACGTTCTTGATCTTGGTACATATCCAATATTTCTTGCAAGAGATATTACGTTTTCTCTTAGAGTTGCAGAATCTAAGAATACTTCATTTGCAAGTAAATTTGAATTAAATGCACTTATATAAGTATTATACGCTAAAGTATCAATTAAAACTGAAAAATTAGATCCTTCAAAGTCAAAATCAGTAAAATCTGAATTTGCCCTTAAATAATCTTTTATCGAAGTTTTTATTTGATCGAAATCTAAATTTGTAAATTGAGTAAAAGGCATTTTATCTCGTTGCCTCTAAAATAAATGAAAATTGTTGAGATGGTAATTCTTGTCCAATAATATCAAAAATAATAGTAACTTCTAATCCATTATTATCAAATTCTGGTTCTACTGATACTTGAACATTTTCAACACGAGGTTCATAATCTAAAATTGATTTTTTGATCTGATCTTCAATAATTCCAACTATTGCATAATCTAAATTTTCAAAGAGACTAGACCTAACTTCAGATCCAAAATCTGGATTAAAAAATCTTTCGGTAGGAATAGTCTCTACAATGTTTCTTACAGACCTTATAATTGATCTTTCATTCTTCAAAACAGGCAGATCTTTTGTTATAGGATGTGGATCAAAAGATAAACTAATATCCTTAAATGATCTTGATATTTTTATAACCGGATTGACTGCCATTGAATCAGTTTTTTTCTTATCTTATTTATGTTTATTTCCAAGATATACCATAATTTGGTTCTGTTCCATATTCCCAATCATCATAATCGTTTGAATTTCTAATTTTCTTATGCATTTCAGACTGTTCTTTTAAGTAATGTTTCGACTTTGGGACATCATCGTGCATAATTTCTTGAATCATTTTTGGTTTTTTACTCAAACTACCATAATCAGTTGATAATGATGTGGTTCCCCACATTTGATACATGTAATTTTCGTCTCTATCTACGGGCAAATTCGACATTTTAGCTCCTGTTTTTATTAAAAACAGAACTTTTTTGGGAGGAGGTTACTATCTCCTAATAATTATTTAACGATTTATTTCTCTAATGTTATAATTATCGGAATTTAAGTATTGTAAAAGTTCTAGTGCGATTAATTTTGGATTTCCTTCTCCACAAGTATAAACATCAATTGCAATGGAACCATTTTCTGGCCATGTATGGCACGAAACGTGACTTTCTGCAAGAGCAATGACAATCGTACATCCCTGAGGAATAAAACAATGGGAAAATATGTTTAAAATTGTCATTTTTGCTCTTTTAATACCTTTCTCCATTGATTCTTGTAGAGAAATTACGTCATTTAAAAGAGAAAAGTCTACATTGTACACCTCTAACAGTAGGTGCTTACCCATTGAAAATTGTTCCAATTCAATTTTACACAAAAAATTATTTATTTCTGATTTTTTGCACGATTTTGTAGTCATCTTGAAGTATTTTTTTCAAATATTCATCTTCCCAGAGATCATAGTATTCTGTTTTTGCTAAAATACTTCTCATCTTCGTCAAAAATTCTTTATTTTGATATAAAATTAAATTATATTTTCCATTATTAGTCTGAACATCAGTGATAAAACTAGTCTCATCACGAAAATCATCAAAAAATTTATATTTTGGATATTTTTGATTTAATTCTTTTATTTTTTGGTGCCCGTAATCAACATTAAGATCATCTTCAACAATAAAAATAACGACACCAAACTCTTCATTGAGAGGTTTGATGTCGTTTATTGACGATTTTAGTATTTTATAAGTATTTGTCTTTGCAAATGGACATATTGAAAAACCTTTAAGATCTGGATGTGACTTTTTAATTGTTTCTATCCAATCTTCAAGGTCCTTCATTCATTATTTACCTTGTCCTCTGTAGGGTTTTTTTGCTTTATTACGAGAAGACGCAGAGTACTTAGTTCCTCCACCGCTTCCTTGACGAGATTTTTTAGGAGGCCCTTGAATATAAGAACTATTCTTGTTCAAACCACCTTTTGCTTTAACTGCCATAAAACTTATGCTCCAATAATTTCAGTATGTAATTCATAAGGTGCAGGAGTTCCCTTTTCATAGAACTCGTGCGCCAGGTCTTCCATCACATCAAAATACTCTTCTTCTGAAAGATCGGAATAAATTTTGCGACCATTGCAGTAGATGTTATATCTATCGTGATTATTTGTCATAGAATCAAATAACTCTTGTTTTTTCGTGACCAACTCTGATGCGAGGGTCACACCAAATTTCAAACCCTGCTTCCTTTGCATCCAGACAGAATGACACATCTTCACCACACATATCTTGAACCTCGCCAGACTCAAAAACTTGCATCTTTGGTGCAAACCAGGGATACTTCATTTCTTCGTGTTCAAAGACTCCCTTCTTAATCAATAACCATCCAAATCCTGTATAATCAACTGTAAATGGTTTACGACGCTTTGAAATACTTTCAATGGTTTCGTGATTCATGACTCCTCCATTTCCACGGAAGTCTTCTTCATCTAACCAGTGCGCTACAGAAGTTGTGTGTCCATCTTCTGTACAATACCATCCTGCCGCAATATCTTTGTCCATTAAGATCAATTGCCAGAACTTTTCTGTATTAAACACAATATCAGAATCGATCCAGAGTTGCCAATCATATTGTATCTTTCCATCCCAGGGAATTTGATCAGGTCCTCTTAGTACATTTGCACCTAAACATTTGCATCGTGCAAAGTTTACCATGGATGAATAATCTTGAGAGATTTGAATACTTGCTCCAGACTGAACAAGGTCAAAACAAAGTTGTACAAAACTCTTTAAGTATGTGTATGAAACACCTCTACCTGGAAGACAAAAGACGACTGATTTTCCTTTAACCATTTCTTTTGCCAATTCATAATCCCATTCTTGTTCGTTAGATTGTGAGATTGGCGATTTTGCTTTTACTGTAAATCCTTTAGCCATAATTGATTAATGTTACTTCAATATCATACCAATTATATAGTGTTTTGTCAATGGGATGAGTTTAAAACTACTTCCTTGGAACGAATTACTTCTTCATAGGTCAGTTCATTCTTCTTGTCGTCATCTGTAATTGAAAGAAACTCAGATATCATTCTCCATGTTACGTCAAATTCATCTTGTGACAATGAGTGATAGATGCACTTGTCCTTTAAGTATATGTGATACAAAGTTTCAGTCATTTTCCTTTTCTGTAAGAATAATTTCTTTTCCATCGATTGTAAATTGTATTTCAGTATCTTCGTACCAAGATAGTTCATTCACGATCCACTCTGGTATTATAACATAGTATTCGCCACTAATGGGATCGACTTCTAGAGGTCTAAAATTTTCTCCGGAATTTTTTTTCATATAATTGATTTCATTTTTCAAATTTATATAGGAATTTTTTATTTTTAAAGTATTGTTCTTCTTATACCTGGGGAAATTTTTTTATTTTTGAAGTATTGTTTGCCTCATATTTACTTTTATAGATTGACAAGGTTCCTTGGCTTATTATACGCCCCCCCCCCATGGACGCCCCCCATCCGCCACGGGGGCGGTTAGGTACTGCCAAACACGAACGAAGGCGGCAGAGTATAAACAACTGCCGCCCACTAAGTGTAACTTAAGCGCCCAACTCTCCCAGACGAAGTGCTATCTTATGGCACGCAATCCGCCTCCCGTTCAGTGTGAACGTGTGGCGACGATTGCCGTTCTTGGTAACTTTAACCGTGCAACCTAGCACTATATCACGGGGTGCAATCCCCTCACCAGCATAACCCTGGCAGTGCAATTCTGCCTCTCCGATCATACCGTCGCCGTGCAATCCGCC